GTAGTGAAGCTACCAGCGGCAGTACCTACAGCACCGATTACAGTACCGTCAATGTTACCACCGTTGATGTCTACAGTATTAAGTGTAGCTTGGCCTGTGGACTGCAGTGTAGTGAACTTACCAGTAGTGTGGCTAGTAGCACCAATAGTAGCACCATCAATAGTACCACCGTTAATGTCTGCAGTAGCTGCAGTCAGGCTTGTGTTAGCGTTAAGAGTAGTGAATGTACCAGCGGCAGGTGTAGCTGCACCAATAACTGAGTTATCAATAGTACCAGAGTTAATGTCACCAGATGTAATTACTGTTGTACCTGTGGCAGAGAGGTCAACTGCATCAAGATCAGAGAAGGTAGAAGTACCAGTAGATGTAACATCACCAGTCAAATTACCAGTAACATTACCTGTTACGTTACCTGTCAGGTTACCTGTGATATTAGCAACAAGTCCTGCAGGTGCAGTGATAACGCCAGTTACGTTAAGTGTACCAGCTACTGTAGCATTCTCGTGTACAGCAAGTGTGTCAATGTAACCAATGCCATCAATGTACAAGTCTTTAAACTCAGAGCCTACAGCACCAAGGTCAATGTCGTTGTCTGTGATAGGACGGATAACACCGTCACGTACACTAATCTGTTCTACAGGTACACCTGCTACTTCAACGTAGAAGTCTACAGTGTTTGCACCTGTGTTTACCTGTACTTTATTCTTAGCATCCAGGTCAGCGATCAGGGGTACGTACTCACCCTCTGCTGCTGTGCCATCGTGCTTGTGACCACCAGATGCAGCAAAGGCATCCCTAATCGCATTGTACTCTGCGTTGAGTGGTGCCGCACGTACTGTAGCGGTGGGGATGATGTCTGCTGTAGACTGTCTTGTGTAACCTGCCACGGTCTATCTCCTGTCTGCTAAACCATACGTCATAGCAATTGCTTGTATTGTATGACTCGCATTTTGATTATTTGTAACGTAACTTATTGATACTGACTTCCCTGAGCCAGACACATTCGTCAACGCTTTTGGGGATGGGTTACCATCATAGATGTCTCCTGATCCGAAGATAGCTGTACCGTACACAGCCGCCGCACCCTCAGTAGAAAATTGGTATGTTGTTGGGTTAAGGGAGTGGATGTCATCGTAGTCGTAGTAAACCCCAACAAAGACTTCAGTAGTTCCTTCCGACTTCAGGTAGGTATCAACCTTGATAACATTCTTTCTTATCTCAGGATCTTCCATATAGAAGTAAGGCGTTTGGTAAAGGCTGAAGATATCCTCTCCTGCAAAGGACTGGCCCTTTTCCTGCCTGTAGACCTTTCCAGAACCATCACCATGAATAACATGTTCAAACTGACCAAGGTATCCAGATGCAACACAGTTAGCTTCAATACCGATAAGCTGACTATACTCAAAGATACTTTGCTTGTTCTGTGATTTACGGATAGCACCTATCAGTGACAAAGAACTGTCATTCTTAAAGAAGAACCTGAATTGAGACTTCTTCCTGATTACTACGATACTCACATCTGTGATCTGCTCAGACAAGTAATAGTTATCAAAGATGTCTTGGATCTCTTTAGATACTGGAGCAAGCTCAACGTCACCGATCCTATCAGTACCAGAAATAGGACGTATACCGTCTGGACCCAAGAACAGCAGGTCACCACCAAATTCTACCACAGAGTCAGGGGCTACGCAACCCAAGTTAGAAGTAACGTTCTCTAATACAAAGTTAGCAATGCTTGTACCAATAAGTCTTTTGATGTTATTAGCACCAAAGATGTAGAGGGTATTCCTAAACTTCTTAATTGCTGTTACCTTAAAGCCTATGTTAATAACACCAGCACCGTTTGCAGGGCTGAAGTCTGAAGCATTGAGAGGTGAACTAAAATAAAGGTTGTAAGGCTCAGAGGAGTCCCCAGCTAAGAACACATGAGAGGAAAACTCTTCTGAGAACTTGGGGTCAGTAGGTGCATTTGCATGAGTAAGCTGGGTGTAAGTAGTTCCGTCATACGTAGCTGCAGGGTTCCGGCCATCTGTTAAAAGTATAACTTCTGTAGACCAATTGTAGCTTGTGAACCTAATACGATCAACGTTTGTCATATCCGGTGTGCCAGCAGATACTACAGCATCCCAGCTAGAGGTTGTGTTGTTCCACTTGTGTAGGTAGTTATACCCAGAAATAGGTTTTCTGCAAGCAAAAATACCATCATGAATGTTACCATTTACAGCTACACCAAGAACAGCACCTTGTCCAGGCACAGTACCGTAGTCATTCTGAAAGCCACTTATACGTCTGTACCCGCCAGAGAGGGCAGGCTCATAGTTAATCATACGCAGAGCACTACCTCCAAGGGCAGAGGCATGCGTAAGCGGATCAACGTTAGTTATAAGACCGCCCTGACAAACTGTTAGGTGTGTTCTTAAGTTATCCATTAGCGTCTTTCAACTACTATAGACCTCAGGCGTAACTCGTCATCAAACAGAATGCGCTTCATGTGCCTGATGCCTTGCTCAAACTTCTGGCTATGCATTGCAGCACTCTGCTCATTACTTCTGAATGACATCATGTAAGCCATAGCTCCATCAATAATAATGTGATTAAATCTTTCAGGCACAGTGCACACATCATTATAAAGAGTAAGGGAGCTAGGGGAACTCCAGTAGACATACTCAACTTCGTAACCAGCATTAGGAGTAGGGGTCACACCAAAGCTTTCCCCAAAGGTTTGATAAACAAGACTTGGTGTTGCTTGGGTGCCTGTATCGTTCTGAGGCCTGTGGTTCTTCAAGTACTCCTCGTAGGAGATTACATTGAGGAGTTGAGGAGAGTTGTTCTCAGCTGAGAGTTTCTTAATATAAAATGTTTCCCAGTCTACCCTTGAGTAGTCAGAAGGAAAAGGATACTCATTGACACCAGCTGTAAGGGTTTGGGTGTACGTAGTCTTTAGGAAAGGCCACTCCATACCAACTTGGTACACTTCCCTAAGGCTACTATTAATTGCATCCTTAGCAGCCGCTTGGACGTTACGTACAGTATCGAAGCCATCTCCTGCAGCATCGAGAGGCACTTCATTCAAGCGTCTCAGAAGTTCGTTTGTTAGAGAAACGTATGTAGACATGGGGTCTCTTTCGTGATTCTATTTTCTAGACTCTTTAAAGGACTTACTTGAAGAAGTACTTAAAAGAACTTAGATAGGGTAAGGGGCCACCGAAGCAGCCCCCACCTTTTGATATTAGGCCAAGTTGTACTTAGCTGTTACCAGAGCTTCTGGACGCAAGATCTTACGACCGTAGAGATGCATACCACGGACGATGTCAGCGAATGAATCTGGGTCACGGTAAGTCTCAGTCTTGTTGATCTGCTCAGCAGTTGCTACTGCGGAGTCATGACCAGCTACGATAGCACCGAAGTTAGTAGACTGGGCAGCTGTACCTGTTGTCGATGGGCCTGTGCCAATTACTGGCAGGTTGTTAGACACATAGACACGGAAGCCGTTCCAGTTGTTCAGTACGAGACCGTTGCGCAATGCACCGGAGTCACCGAAGTCTGCATTCAGAAGACGTGAATCTTCGTCCATCAGGATCTCCATGAGGACCGGGTCAATACAGACCCAACGACCTGCCTTGTCAACGCTTTGTTGATCAAGCAAGCGGCCCATACGTGCAATCAACATAGTCGGGGAGACGTATGCTGTTGGCAAAGCTGTTGCACCTGGCAAACGAGCAGCAACTGGGATAGAATCGCCAGCTACACCTGCAGTAGTGATGTTGCCGAAGTCGGGACGGGAAAGCTTGTTAGCAGCCAACAGTTCGTCAGAACCTGCTGTTGTGTCTGCTTTAGTACCGTTGACTACGTCATTCACTGTGTCAGCGTTACCGTGCAAAGCAGACTGCTTATAGCCTGAGAGGTAACCCAGTACTTCTTGGTCATGCTGGTCAGCCAAGCGGTAAGCCGCACGGTTGGTAGCAAGGTCCATGAAGTTTACATGGGAGTGAGCTTCCTCGATATCGTCCATTTTAAAAGCAAAATAGTTAGCTTTATCAACGACTAACGAGAAGTCAGCGTCTGTAAGGTCTTGTGCAGCAATGGTTGTACCACGTGCATAAGCAGATACGCTTACCTCTGGCTCTTTAATAATCTTGACGGTATCGCCTTGGTT